TCTTCCTTAAGTTCACGTAATTCTGAACTTAATTTCTTAAGAGCAAACTCTTCAAGTTTCTCAAAGTTAGCTTTTTGTGCGCCACGGTCTTCTCTAAGTTCCTTAACTTCTTTTACTAACTGATTCATAACGAACTTGTTTAAAAGTTTTGCATGTTCACGCATTTGTTTTTTGTAAGCCACTTTGGCTTCCACAACTGAACGCTTGTCTTGTGCAAATTCTTCTAGTTCCTTACGGATAGCTTCAGAAATCATTTTATCAGCCGCTTCTACAATCAAACCTTTGTCATGCTCGTAACGCTGGCTAAACTCTTCGCGAAGATTTGCTTCTACTTCTTCGTGTAATTGTTTAACTTTTGTATCCCATGCTTCTTGTAGAGTTGTCTGAACTTCCTCAGATAAAACCCCAGTGCCGAATAGTTCTTTTAGTCCGCTCATCTATTTCCCCTTATTTTTTTAGGTTATTGATGAACCTGAGAACCTCTTCCTTGAGGTATTTTTGTGCTCTGTCATCATGTCTTACTGCACCAGCAACGTCCATTAAGACGCCACGTCTACGATCGTTCATTACACGTTCATAGATTGCTTTGGGATATGCGTTAGGAGCACTAGGTTGAGCCACGATATCGACCGTGACAATCTCAAAATCAGTAACGCCACCAGATTCATTAACGTTACCTGAACCCCTACTGGAAACACCCAGTTTAACACCACTCTCTAAAAGAGTCTTAACGATGTTACCCATTGGTGTAGGTAGGATTTTTAGTTTACCAATACCATTGTTTTCATTCATATACATATTTGTAATCATATGACTAACACGGTCTAGGTTAACTTGTAGGTCATCAGGGTGATCAGCTTCGCCCAACACACTGTAACCAGTTTTAATTTTTTCAGCAATGGCATTACATGCCCTGGCAATTTCATTAACGGGGTAAACACGTTGGTTTTGGTTTTTAACCCCGCCTTGAATAAAAATGCCTTCCATGTAGAGATCCTTGCCACCACTGGCATTCTCAACCAAGTTGGTACGAATACCAGCTTGGTCGTAGGTTAAAGATTCTACTAATGGTAGTGCCATATTATTAGCTCTTTACCACTGGGCTATGCTTGTTGCTAGCACTGTCGCTGGTCTTAGGAACACTTACGCTCTTAGGAGCTGGTGCCTTGGCATTACCAACTTTGTTTACATTGCCCATGTCATCTGTTTTAGCACTTGGATTTAATACACCACCCTGTGTGCCGCCCTTACCTGCTTCACCTGTCCAATTAACAGCTTTAGCACCGTTGCCGCCTACTTTAGGACCACCGCTTACTGGGCTTTTTGTGTTTTGTCCGTTATCGCCATGTTTTGGGGCTGGAACTGATTTAAGGCTTGTAGCTTCACCAAATGCCATTAGACTTTCTTCAGCTGGCATTTCATCTGCTGGGGCTTCACCAGCTGGCATTTCATCTGCTGGGGCTTCACCGCTTAGTTCAGCAAACAATGCTTTTAGATCTTCTAGCGCCTGTGTAGCGACATCAATCTTTTCGCCTGCTTGGGCTGCGGCGTCACCGGCTGGTGCTTCGTCGCCTGCTGGCATTTCTTCGTCGCCCATGGCTAAATCAGCTGTAGCTTCATCTTCGCTTGGCTCATCTGCTGCCATGTCATCTTCAGCTTCACCGAAAAGGCTTTCGTCTTCTAGGTCTTCTTCGTCAGCAATGATTTCATCATTGAAGTCTTGGTCAGCGGCGCCGCCAAAACTTTCTTCAACTTCTTCATCTTCTGACTCTTCTAATTCTTCTTCAGCAGCTTCGTCGAACTGACTTAGTTCTTCGTAAATGCTTTTGCCTTTGTTAACAAAATATTGATGTAGCAAATCACTTGCACGATCCTCTTCCTTGTTAATTAAGGCCTCTAATACTTGCTCTAGTGTATGTTTAGACATTCATTTTCTCCTTTTGGCCAAAAGTGGTTTTGTCTGTAATTATATTTACAGCAACATTCAAAAAAGGTAGAAAAATATAGTTAAAAACGCAGTTTTCTAACAGAAAAATGAGATAATATAGAAATTACATCGCAGGTGGAGGACGTTGATATATTTTTTTATAAAGTTCCCTACGTTCTTCCATTTCTAATTTTCTTACTTCACGCATTTTGCGAAGTTTATTCAAATGCTGTAGTGTAAGTCTAGGACGTCTTGTGTCCATTTTTTTATTCTGAGCAAAATCATTATCGGCAGGATCACTATATCCCTGTTTGACTTCATTGTATCGCACCTGGTGCTCCTCCTTGTGTTGCTGCTGGCGCACCACCCACTGGACTAGGCGCTGCTTCTGCTCCTGGTGGTGGTGCTTCTGCTTGCTGGGATAATTGACCCAGTTGTCCCATGTCATCTTCTGTAGGTCGTGTCATACCCAATGTATTTAAGTCACTGCCAGCTAATGCTGCATCTTCTGCTGCTGTACTAACAGATCCTTCAGGATTTTCTTCCTGCCACATTGTTTCATTTTCTACCACTTCTTCGTCAGTTAAGCCCAAATATTTCTTCAACACAAAACGTCGGCTTAAGTAAGGAACTTCTGCTAACTGGCTAAACACTGCTGCTCGAGCATTGTTAATTTCAATGTCCCTATATTCACTAAAACTTTGAGGTTCTAGAAATGTCAATTGAAACGTGCTTGCATCTAATTCGATACCTTTTTTCTTTAAGAACATTTTAAATTCTTTATCCAATGGGCCTACCATTAAATTTTGTAGTCGTTGGCAGTACTTATTAAAACGATATTCTTGAATAAATGCTGTACCTACTCTGCCATCGTTATATACTGCTGTGCCATCATCTGGCCCTGTTGGCATATAACTACTGGGAATACGCAGTGCTCGCATTAACTTGTTGGTAAAATATTTTAAGTCATCAATTTGTCCTAGGTTATCACCGCCGGGTAGAACTTCAACTTTACTACCACGCCCTTCAGCAGTTTGAGCAAAGAAGTAGTCCTCTAACATGCTTAGTGGATTATAACTAGCATCCATAATGCTAGTGCCACCGCCTGTTCTACTGGGAATACGTCGTTGATGTATTTCATTTTTAACACGTTCAACAAAGCTCATGGCCATGTTAGCTGGCATATTACCTACGTCAATATAGAATACTCTACGCTCTGGAGCACGTTGAACACGATAGATAATGATAGAATCTTCTAATAAACTCTTTTGTTGATAGACCTTATAAACATTTTCTAGTACACTAGTACCAAATGGGTAAGCAATATCCATGCCTTCGCTCAGTGTTAAATGTATAACATGTCTGGCATCTACTGCTGTTTCCACTTGGTTGGCATTACCTGTTGCTGTATTAGGACTGGCAAATTGTGTAAACGCTGTTTTGTTAAACTGCGTTGGACCATAGTTCTGATCTGTAGTCAAGGGCTCACTGGCAACTTTATTCATAACATCTAGGGTGATGTTTTTCATAAGGTATTGTTCAACTTCTTTACCCTTGGCTTGGTTAATAATGATTTTGCTTACATCATTGGGACTTACATATAGCAATTCATAAGTTTCGGGGTCACGTATAAAAAATTGATCTCCGTATTTTATTGTATTACGAACCATACGCCATATACGCTTGTTCCAGTCATTTAATAAACACCATTGACGCAGCGTAGCTGTCAATACTTTTACTTCAGAATCAGTGGGATCTTGAAAATGTTCAATAGTAAATGGCAAATTGCTTTCAAAGTCAAACTGTGTGCAAAATTCCGCTATGGTATCTAGCGCATTGTTTACTTCACTATCAACATCCATGAGTTCATATTGCTGATAGCGATCAACACGGTTAGGGGCGCCCGTATAAACATCTTTAAGCCAACTGCTAAATTTACTAGCATTTCCCTGACCCAAATGTGGGGCATGTTTTGAACTTTTAGCAGCTATTTCATTAGCAGTTTGCGGTATTTGAAAGTATTTTTTCCAGCTCATAATTTATCCTGTTATATATTTATAGATTAACTATACATTCGCTGGTCACGAAGATATCTATTACTGCTGTCGGCGACGGCAACACCGCGTGCCTGTACTCCAAGACTGGCTTCATTGGCGCCTTTGATATCCTCCAACAATGCTACCATTTTCTGATTACCGGCTTTGTCAGAATCAGCTTTTGCCACACTTGCATCCACCGCAGCAGACTGTGTTTGCATTACTTCCTTACCACCACCAATTACACGCTGATCATTAAGACTAGCACCCAATTGTTTTTTATACTGAGCTTCTATTTCAGGGCTATACGTATTGCCCATTGACTTGGCCATGCCTATCACAGCCATTTGCTTTTCACTTAATGGCTG